AGATGATTTGATAGAGATAGAGGGCTTCTTTGATTTAAAAGTGCAAAAAGATCCAGACATGGGTATGGCCACTGAAGATTTAATAGAACAATTAGAAAAAGATCTAAAAGAAAGAGAGATATTAGAAGACTTTGATCCAACAGATAGAGAACCAAACGCAGCCGGTGGTTTAGCTGGCATATTGAAACTATAATGAAAGTACATGAATACAATCAAATGATGGCGTACCTGTTGCGGCCAAGGCAGAAGCTCGCAATTGGTGGCGGTGTTATTGAAGGCCAGGATCTAGGATCAAGAGAGGGTTTTGCAAATATTAAAAGTCAAAGTGAACAATTTAGAAATTTTTTAAGAGGATTAGATAAAAAAATTTTAAAAGATTCTAATCTTGCAGATTTAATAGAACAATCAAAAATAGATATTTCAAAAACAACTGCATCAAATGTTTTAGCAGAGAATGAATTTTTAAAAATAAGACCAAAAAGAACTTTAAATGTCGAGGATAAAAACAAAATAAAAAAATTATTAGAAGGAAAAACAGGAAGAGTAGAAAGCATAACTTATAAAGGAATTGATTATTATAAAGCCTCTGATGGTAGAATAAGAGAAAAAATTAATTTAAAAGCAGATAGACCAGAGGCTTATAAAATTAAACAAGCAAAACAAATAGAAAAATTAAATTTAATAAAATCTAAAGACGTTTTTCCAAATCCAGGTAAAGATATAAAATTTCAAATTTGGAAAGATTTATATGAGAGCACTAGACAAAGAACTTATGGCCCTAGGGCTGGTGATTTCAAACCACCTGAACCAAGATTAAAAGTTGTTACAAGACCTAATGATTTAACAACCGCTGCTGTAAAAAATAAATTAGTTTTATTAGACACTAAAACAAATAAAAAAGTAACTTTTAAAAATTTAGAAAAATACATTGACAGTTTACCAGATACTTCTTTTAAAGAAATGTCTTTACCTTATAAATATAAAAATTGGTTAAGTGATCAAACAATAAATTATAAAGGTAAAACAAATGTTTCATTGAGAACAGTTTTAAGAGAAAATTTATTAACTAAAAATGAATTAAATAATTGGAAGGCGTCTCCTTATCAAGTTCATCATCCTTTTGGAATAAATGAAAATCCATTTAAAGTTCAACTAGCAATGCATAAACCAAATGGTTTGGAAGGACACATTAGATTAGATACTTTAAAACAATTGGATAAGGCAGGGACAAATGAAAAAGATGTTAAAAAAATATTAAATAATTTTGAAAAAAAAATTAAAAATATAGGTGGTATTCAATCTGGAGTTAGAGACGTGTTAGTAGGAGAATCATTAACCCCAGATAGATTTTTAAAAAATTTATTTTCAGAAGCAAAAATTGGTAGAGAAACGAGACCTTTATTAAAAAAAGCAATTCCAGATTTAATAGAGTCAGGTCAACTTACAACAGCAGATAAAGCACCTATTCCAGAAAAAACTAAAACAAGAGATATGTTTAAAAAAGCTTTTACTAAAGGAGCAAAGACAGTTGGTAAAGTTATCAAACCTGTAGGTTATGCATTTGGTGTCAACGCTCTTAAAACTGCAATTACAAAAGCAGATGAACAAGGTTTAGATTTAAATATTTTAGATAAAGCCATGGCGTTTGATTCTGGAGATGCAGAGGTAGCACTTAACAATGCAAGAAGAAGAATAGATCCAGATTTTGCTGCAGCTGAGAGAGCAAAAGATTTATCGAAGATGATGGATGATTTTGAAGACGTAGGATTAGATGATTTAGAGGAGTCATTGATATGATCGGCAAAAAATCAGGACCACCGCCAAAATCTGGCCCAGATGCACAGGGGTTGAATATTAACTACAATACTGTTAAGACAGTAAAACTGGAGAAAACAAATGGCAGAAATAGACAAGACTTTACCAAACGTAAAGCAAACGATAAACGTCCCAAGTCCTGAACAGGTACAGGTAGATATACAAGAGGAACAAAAAGAACAAGATTCACCGATTGATATCCAGCCTAA